AAAAGTACGCTGTCCAGCTAAAGCTCCGACTAGTATAGTTTCTATTGTATTTAATAAAAGTAATCGGCCCTTGAATGAAATTATAATCCTAGCACTATCAATAGTATCATTAGCAAGATTATAACTTGGATTAAAAATATTCCAGTTAGGACCTCCCGACCAATAAGCCATTAAATCAGGGGCCTTATAGTTAGTTGTAAATAAAAGAAAATCGCTAGCAAATTGTCCTCTATAATTCTGCGACCAAAAAAACTGTGAGTCAGTGCCAGTCCATATCTTAACAGGGGGATTTTCAAGGCTTTCCCAGCGACCACCTATAAATTGATACGAAAATTGCGTATCAAATGCAAAAGTTCTTTCATTGTTTATTTGATCTTGTTGATAGCTAGTGATACCCATGACCGGTTCGGCTGGATAGAAATAGATTGCTGTACCAGGTGTTGCGCCAGCGAATTGCACGGTACCTGTAGCAGTATTAAATGAAGCAATAGGACCAACTGCGGTAGATAGCATGGGACCATTGGGTTGAACAACCGTATAAATTTGATCGCCGATAGCAAACATCTGGCCTATTTTCCATATAATACCAGGCACAACAAAAGGACCAAATACACCAGCCCCATTAGTAACACCAATTTGTAACCCAAGACGTGAGTATAGCTGAGCGACATTGTCATCAACCGTCATATTCATTAATCGAGAACCAAATCGTTTTGTTACGCGTCCCCTGAATATATATGCATTGTTCAATTCAGCAAATGCATCATCAGGAATCAAAAATGGCTTTACGTCATTTTGAAGACCTGTATCAAGAGGGGCAATAACAAAACGATCAATTGGCATATTATGTTCCTATTGTCATATAAGTGAAAGTGCAATTTATCGGAATACCTGCCGCAGTTCTTGCGCCATTAAAAACATCAAATGATGTCGTAAGATAGCCATTAGCTAATAATATAGGATATTCATTGGGATCGAATCCACCAGCAACTGGTTGCAAAAAAGTAAAAAAAACAGATTGGAACACAGGAATATTAGGAGCAACATCATATATAATAGTTTGAAATCCAGCTCCTGCTCCACCTGAAAATCCAATTTTTATTAAAAACCCTGAAGGTAAATAAGACCATGTTGTACCTGATGGACCAATGTTAATACCTTTTCCGCTTATATTAGTTTCTGTTCCATCTTGTCTGCGTATGAATAATTCATTTACTATAGTAAGTGGATTAGCAGTAGGTATTTTTGCAAATAACCCAAGATCATTGCCAGGAAATACAGGAGATAACCCCTGATCAGGAAGCGTTACCTTTTTATGTTCACCAGCAGTTGGTGAGCCAAAAGTATAGTGGTCAACATCAACAAGGGTACTAATTTCTATAAAGTTCTGTCGGATTAATGGCTGTGAATCCTTTATCCGCTGAGGTGCTAAGGGTATATCAGTATATGCCATATTATTCCTTTAAAATGGACCACCGCCCCAGCCCCAAGAACCAGATCCAGGACCAAAAGAGCTTTGTTCAGTGTATATTGTTGCTACTCGTTCGTTAGAATTTTGCATTATAGTGCGACGTATCATCATAGATTGCTGCTTCATAAACTCAGGCATGATCATCTGCACCGATTCCATATCCATACGGTCTTCAAATATCTTCTTACTCGCACCGTAAGCTATGTACTGCCACCATTCCTCAAGTTCAGGAGACTGATTCGCCGCTAGCAATTCAGTTGGGCGTATATATACTTCCATATTTATGCGATATACCTGATCAGGAACGGGACGGATGGTAAATACAGAATCATAAAAGAGCAATGCTTGAGGCATTGCTGCTACATACGGCACTGTTTGACTATTAATTACAGATCCAGGTCCAGGAGGTGTATTAAATTGTAATATAAATGCACCAGTTACATAATCTATTGTCCCAATACCATCACCAGTTAAATTACCAAGACCGTCATCATTGAGTTCAAGACCAACATTATTAACGGTAATACCACTAAACAGTACATTGTTACGTAGTATAGGTCTAGAAGGAACATTACCCCCAAATATAGTAGCAACGCCATCACCAGAACCAACTTGTGCAATAAAGTTAATCCGAGGATAGATACCAAAGAACTGCGCACGAGATTGTGAATAGAGGCATTGACGTCCTGCAATATAGACTGGTTCATGCACACTCAGATATTTCTGCTTGAATTGATAAAGGGGGTTAGCTGGGTCTACCGTATTTGTTTGGTAGGTATCTATGTATGGCTCAGTGAAGAATGTGAGCGTTGTTCTTAAAGTAAATGCCTTGAGATGCTCAGGAAAGTCATACTGAACAAAGGTATTAATATAGTTGTCCAGCTCTGGAGTACTGAGTAATGATTCATTCATGGAACGTGTCAACCGACGCACCTTGATACGAATCGCATTAAGTGTTGAATCTGCCATTAACACGCTCCTTGAGTAATTAATTTAACCAATATCTATTCTAGAAGTGCGATTTTTTCTCGACAACTAAAAAGGTAAAGTATTTTGCACGGCCGTTAAAAGTGTTGCATTATCCCCACCTACAGGAATTACTTGCGCGCAAATATTCTCGTGAGGAGGAGCCATAACAGGTATAGCAAATGGCTGAAAAAGGGTCGAATCATAAGGTAATGTAAAAGAAATAGGAGAAGTAACCACGATGTATCCTGTCAATCCATCTGCTTGTGGCATACCATCTGCGGTAGGCACATGTAATCGTACATAAGTATCGGTAATATACTGATGAGGAAAAGTGGTTGTTACCACCATTGGATCAGATTGAGATATTGCCGCTATCAATCGCATAGCAGGCTTAAATATCGGATTTGGATCAGCAAAACATCGTGGCATACTCGTTCCTTAGATTTTTTGTACAGTGACTATATCAGGTTGTATTTCTGATTCATCAAAGAATTCAAGACTTTGGAATCCAAAACGACGAATCTTCTTATTTATTTTAGCCATAGGTTTTCCTTCTTCATCGGTGATAAATGCGTGTTCTGGGTACCAACCATTTTTATTAAGATGTTTAGCCACGCCTAATGGGATAGTATAGATCTGACCGTCATACATATCGTAACGCTCAATATCGTCTTCTTTATAGGCTTTAAATACAAAGCTCATGAATCCATCAGGAACTTCAAAGAAACGGAATATACCACGTACCATCTCACGGTCTTTATCACGCATGTATTTTAAGTATCCTACCATATCTTTTTTAGCGTCTGGGCATCCAACTTTTACTGGGGCGCTTGTTGCTTTAGATTCGTTATGTTCTACTTTCATATCTTCCTTTCAAGAAAGGGTCCCCGAAGGAACCCCCAATTATTATAAATTAAAATCAGTACTTGCTTCCCAATAGATAATGTCTCCATTAGAACCAGCAGGGCTTGTAATCCCAGCTGCAAGGATTACACCTATTTCAGCAGTATTGATTGTTGCACCAGAAAGAATATTTACACCTGGAGCTGGTTGAGCCAATGCAGTTGCAGTGTCTTCACCAACGGGAACAACTACAGCAGGAGTAAATGGGTAGTTAGCAGTAACTGGAAATGCGAATGCTCCAAATCCAGTTGTATCGATATCAACAGTAAATGTACCAGCGGTTGTCGCGACGATGTTACCAGTCAAGTTATTGATCTGAAACATGCCATATGCTAATGACCCTGGACGTACTTGATTCACATTTGAGAATCGTACTTGTTGCCCAACTTGATAAGCATGATCTACGGTAGTTGATACGACTGCTTGAGCCGCATTAGTAATGTTTGAAATTACGCGTCTTGATGGATACCAATAAGGAACTCCAGCACCACTGATGATACTATAAGTACCCGCAACTGGAGCACCGGTAGCAACGATTACTGGCATATTCAACAAGGAGAAACTAACGTTATTAACAACAGCACCTACAGTGAAATCAATACCGGCAAGTTGTTGTGCATAAGGAGCAACACCATTTTGGAAGTACAGACGTACAACTGTTTGGTTTGCAATCAATCCAGCGGTGTTAGCCGTAAGAACCAATGGAGGAGCTGCGTTAGTTACTTGAGTAAAGACAATAGGTACGCCAACTGTTTGTATTGAAGTATCAGTGAAAGTAAATCCACCAACACCCAAGTTAGCTGCGGTATCAGCAGTAATCGCAGTACCAGCACCATTAAACAGTTCAATCATCGCGTCATTTTGCGCCATACCAAGTTGCCAATAATAGTTAATACCATTAGCAGCTGTTTGGGCACTATAGATCGACCAGTTACGAGTCTTTACCGCAGAATAACCAGAGCGCAATGGAATAAATACATCCTGTCCAGCAGAGACAAAATGGCCACGTAAGATAGTAGAATTAGACATGTGTACTCCTCCTTAGATTAATGTAGAACGAAGGTTTAAGACCCATAAATCGTTTGTGATCCTTGGAACTTCAGCGAACTTGTAGCCGACCGAAGCATTGAGCGCAAGAGGGCCATCATAGATAGGTGGACGATAGATGAAGGTCGCGGAAAAGCCGTCTTGTTCAATACAAGCGTATCCTTCCATACCTGTTACGAATATATTGTATACGTTCGCATTAAGCGCAGAAGCATTAGGTGTTACTGACCCAATAGATGAGATCAAGAAACGTAAGTTTCCGATTGAACCCCATTCTGAGCGCAATGCATTCATTGGAGATGGATACTGGTTCTTTTGAATGAAACCTTGCACCTGATCCAAGTTACCAGTCAAGTTAGTAGAACACATAGCAAAGTATGCATCACGAACTGGAGCGGTACCGAATTTATCTTCACCTTCAATGTTGTCTAAGATTGTATATGCGTTGTTGTTAAGCAATGCACGGACAACGGTATCAACATCAAAACGAGTAATATTGGTTGGGTTATCACCGTTAACACCACCTGTACAGTTGATGAATGAAGCGGTTGCTTGCAACATATCACGCGTTAATTGATCCTCTGTCTGCCTTAAACTTATGCCTAAACGAGCTGCGCATTCATTCAGAACCATTCTGTTACTTTTATGACCCTGCGCTAGGGCGGGGAAACCTCTTCGGATCTCCCTCTCTATCTTTCGAATAGAGGTCAGACTATCGCATCCCTAAATAGGGCTTTCTCATTTAGTCGTTCAGCGTGGACTTTTTCATGAACATCCTTTAAAAAGTCCTTCGCCCTTGTCACCTTAGCAAATGCCGTAGGCTTCCAAGTCAATTAGAGAAAGTTTATAGACCCCATTCATTTTAGGGTCTTGATTCTGAAGCGTCACTTGCTCGTTGAGCTGAACATAAGTCCCATAGAAACTTATCTTTGCGTCGATATCCACAGCTGTTAAATTTTGTGGTGGAGGAGTTACACCAGAATTACCCAGTGGAACCATTGCAGTTGCCAAAGGATTATATCTACGCATACGGAGGGTTGTACCACCATTACGAGGCATGCGCTTATGCATCGCAGGGATTTTATGTATCATATTTGGTACAGGTACGGACAATAATTTATAACTGAAACTTTGTTGGATAGGAGCCGGCAAAGTTGAAGTAGTTGTAATTGACATACTGTGTTCCTTAGATTAATCATTATAATTATTCTAAGCTGACGAGACTTGCTATACGTCGGATTGAGGTGGTGAGTCTCTGTACACCGATGGATTTATTAGATAGAGTTAGCGATGCTCTGTAACGCTATAGATAAAATAACGGTGCGATTTATATTTGGAAAGAGAAATATGGCTGATGATGGATTAGGACTTCTTTTTTTTCTTGCTTTAGTATGTATGGTAATTATGGGAATTGACTCATGTAGCAATCATCCGCCAATTATAACCACTTCATACACTACGATGCCAAATGGCGATGTAATAAAAACTGTTACAGAAAAGCCATTCAGATATCAAGGATATAGAAGAAGATATTAGCCCTGTAAAACAACCATGAGTTGGTTAATTTAACCCTGATTTTTGACCGTCCCCTGGCCGGAAAGGCGACCAGAGGAAGGTTTACATGAGAAAAGTGGGCTTTTTAATATCCGCGTCGGGATTCTGACATTTCTTTACGTAATTGATCTTTCAACTCTTCAGTAAGGCCATTAGCAAATGCATTTGCTCGTGATAATGCGCTATCTCCCTGTTGAGGATTTACTGATGCAAGAGGCTTAGGCTTGGATGCATTCTTTTGAATACGATCAATATCCTGTGAATAAGGTTGTGCAGCAGGTGCTGCATTATTAATACCAAGCTTTTTAATAATATTATAGGTAGCAATTGCTTTACTTCTCAAGTCTGGATTAGATGCAAGTGTTGCTGCTATATCTGGTTCTTGCTCACGAAGTGTAGCAATCGTGTCATCATTAACAATTGCATAATAATCCTTACATTGATTAAGCACTTGTTGTTCTTGTTGCATCATTGAATATTGCTGTAATTGTTCCTCGTATCTACGCAGTTCCTTTTTAACTATCTTGTCAACATGCTTACGCTCAACAAGATCATCATCAGCAAGATCAATATCATCGTCTGCCGGTTTTTGTTGGACCCTGAGTGATTCGGCATATCTGATTGCATCATTACGCTCGCGCTCAAGGCGTTCTGCTTTTTCTCTGAGTTGACGAAAGTTTCGAGCAGCTGAGCTTTCCGCTTGAACTGATTCGACTGACTGTTGAGTATCAACTGATTCAGCGCTGTTATCTCTTTGTGCAATTTCTTCATGTGTTTCTTGCGCGGGGAAATGTTCTAAATTATCTTGCATGCTTATCCTTTCTAAGCAGGTATGTCTAATACTATCACGGGCGGAGTTTCAATCTCGCCATTACGCTTTTTAGCGATTTCTAAAAGTGTTCCATCCTCAAAATCGAGCACAAATTTAAGGAGTTGATGCTCACTTGGCGCTACTAATGTCTTATAATTAGAGAACACAAAGCAGGTTGCCTTGTCTGGAACCGTCCAAAGGAAGTCTATACTTTCATCTGAGCGATTATAGGCATACACTGTCTGGTCCCAGGTTGGTGTTGGACAAGAAAACGTGCCTAAAAAGTAGTTACGAATGACGTTTTGCATCAACTTTTCTTTTTTAGTGATCACTACTATGTAGAAATCACCTGGATATTCCTTTTTACAGCGATCAACGCATTCAAATATGTTCTTATCCCAATCGGAAAGCTGCTCAGTCATCTGCTCATAGCTATTCTCTGCTTCCACAGGTTTTACTATGAGATCAGATGACAATTTGCCGACTGTTTCTCGTTCATTAACCACGTTTTCTTGCCTCATTCATGGCGATAGCGAGAGCCTGACGTTTACTTTTTACAAGTGGTCCTTGTTTTGAGCTAGAATGCAGT